TCTTCAATCAGTTCAAAGACTGCAGGGATTTTACCACCCCAAACACATCCTTGTAGATAGATGTCATCCAGTTGCTCATCCTTAGTCACAGCAGACAGAGATCTCTTGTCTCTCTCAAAAGGTCTCCGACCATTATCATCACTCCAGTGCTTACTAAAGGTAGGATGCTGAATACCAAAGTAATCCTTATCCTCATTGAAGAACTCTTCATAGGTAACGACCTTATCACAGCAATACATATCACCGTCAAGGAATACAAACCAATCAAAGCCCTTAAGTTGTTCCTTGATTGTCAATAGAGTTTCAAACCTACGGAGACCACCGATAGTCATAGACATCAGTTTATGCCAGTTAGCATCTCTGTAGTCTGCACCAGTAATATTCTGGTTCTCTTCAATCTGAACCCAAGTAATATCATCAGGGATTTCATCTGCCTCACCATCAGTAAAGACAAAAAAATGCTTCTCGCAGTCTGGGGCAAAGAACTCCGAGAAGGTTTCATAATATCTAGGGAAGAAGTTTAGATACTTCCCTGTTCCAGTAAATGCGATTGCAATCTTTTTCATAACCTACCAATAAGTTTTTCAATATTAGGAATGTAGTGCCTCTTCAGGACTTCTTTCCATTCAAACTGTTTTCCATATTCGATGATCTCATCACGATGAGCAACAGAGTATTCACGATTCTTGATCATGACTTCCTCTACATACTTCACATCTTTAATCTTATCTTCAGGGATAACTGTAATAAAATTTTTAGAAGTATCAATGTTTGCTGCTCCCCACTGACATACAACAACACCAAGTCCTGCAGAGAATGCTTCCATGCAGACGAGAGGGTGTGCCTCACCATCAGATAGTAGAACTAGATTTCCGTAATCAGTCAAAGAACCTTTTACTTGTTCCTTCTTCCATTCACCAAGATAGTTTTTAGAAGTATCAAACCGATTGTCTGCAATATTACCTGCAAACCATAGACTATCTATACTCTGATATGCGTGTTGTCTTTTGCGATAGTCAATCTTCGCAAGATAGATTGAACGATCAGGATGTTCTGGTGTATCTGTCTTACGAATGTTGTTGAAGTCAACTCCATTAGGAGAGAGATATAGTTTGTCATCAGGGATACCAAGCAGAACACTATAAACCTTCTGGATGCTTGGAGACAGACAGAATACATTTGGTTTTAGTTTACCAAATGCATTAGCAATATTTACATATCCACCAAAGTGATCAGGACGATCTAGATAAGCATAGTGACTGGTGATTGCTTTGGGGAAATTGATGCGAGGATACAATACAATCCAATCATCATATTGTATATGACAGAAATCTGGTTGGAAATCATTTAGTCTATGAATGATCTCTCTAGGATTACTAATGTTAATAATCTGTACTGTGTGTCCTAGTTTTTCTAGGGTCACTTTATAGTCCCAGATCAAACTTTCAACTGCTCCCCATCCTACAGGAGGTATAGGTGTGGCAGGTCCAATGATGCTGAATCTCATATCAATGATTGTAATTTAGGAAGGTATTCGTAGGCAAGAATATTTTCTAGTCCAAATGTATCTATACCATATTTTCTGATCTCTCTTCTAATTTGCCTAGAATGTTTTTTGTTGTTGTAAATAACTTTTCTGATGTAACTCAGGTCAGTCATTTTATCTTCTGGGATGACATCAATAAATGATTTTGATGTATCCAATTCTGGAGATACCTCTTCTGATACTACCACACCCAACCCACAAATCAAAGCTTCTTTAACAACTAGTGGTGTAGTATTCTCTACCTCACTAAGCAATACAAAGTTTGAATAATTTGTAATAGATTGGTTCAATATATTTCTAGGCATTTCACCTAGATAAGATTCTCCACGATATTTACCTTGCTCTCTGCGACCTATAATATCAATCTTAAGATCTGGTGTCATTACTTCTTCTAATAACCACTGTCTTTTTCTATCACACACTTGAGAGAAACATAATGTTGAATCAAACTGAGGATATTGATTGAACTGATATGGATCACACCTAACACCTAATTTACTTAACCATATATTGTCATGGTTATGTGTACCATATTCTTTCCAAGTTGCAATGTCTTTCTCACTAGATGCAAAGATATGATAGTCATCATTAGATCTTATCTCAGCAAAGTGAGGACCATACCCATCCCTACCCCACATGTGAGGTGTGTTAATGTATGGATAGTGACTGGAAACAATCAACCTCTTGCATAGAGGAACAAGGTCAGTAATAATATCAGAAAAGACATCGTAATGTAAATGAACGATGTCAAAATTACCATGCTCTATTTCAAATTTTATAACTTCCTTATCAGGAGTATTAATTATTTGAACTCTATGCCCCAAGTCTTTAATGATTTTATAATAATCCCATATCAACATCTCTACAGCACCCCATTTGTCAGGAGGTATCTCCATGATGCCAGGACCAATTAAAGCAATCTTCATACCCAGATTGATCTTCATTGATAGTCCTCCCAATACATAACTTTTTTAAGTTCTTCTACATCAGTACCATACTGTCCTAGTGTTTTAACATTTTGGTATGCACTATGAAATAAAAATACAGGTTTCATTTCATCATCCTGTGGATTAGATCCATACCACACACCATCCCTTTGTTCCATAGGTTGATATGCTTTAGCAGCACAATGATTAAATGATCCGTTAGTAAATTTATAGTTCTTCCACTTTTCCAAAGCAAGGCAGAGTACCAACTCATCTATTACACCACTATGTACTAATCCATCTGCAAAAATATGATCGTAAAGTTCTTTATAATTTTCAAACAAACCATCATGTTTATCTTTTTGAAACATGAATGCACCTGATGCAGCGTATGGTACATCCATATAACCTTCAGGTAATGGTAAGTTAGTTCTATCTACCTTCTGTCCTGCATTTAAATACTGTCCTAGTTTAGGAACCCACCAGTGCTGAGTACAAAGGAACTTATCCTCTGCCTCTTCAATCAACTCATCCACTCTATCATTAATGACAACAGTATCAGTGTCCATGTAGAAACAATAATCAGTTTCTAAGTGTTGATAAAGTTCATATCTTTTCTTCCAAATATCTGGTTGAAAATAATTTCTTTCATCCTCATTCTCAATCTTCTTTGCTTTAGACTTTACAATCTTGACATTAGGTTCATCGATACTTAATCGATCATCCATATCAATGATAAGAACTTCATGATCTTGCTTGACTCTCCCAAGAGATTCGCATGCTCTCATCAAGTTAGTATAGTACTGATCATCACCACCAACGATGAATCCAAAAGTTAATTTACTCATTGATCTGGCTTAATATAGACCCAAGATTTGTATGCATACTCATTAGTAAGATGAATACCTTCCCATACTTCCTCATCAAAGAACTCTTCTAGAGCACCTTCAACATCAAAGTAATCAGCAGTTACATTATTAGGATCACAATAGGTATCGTGCCCTGCAATGATACCACCATACTTAACCTTTGGATACCATGCTTTAAGATCTTCTAGAACTGCTTCCTTAGTATGGTCTGCATCTAGGTAAACATAGTCAAAGAATCCATCTTCAAACTTTGCTGCCTGATCTACAGAAGCACCTTTACACATCTCTACCTTAGGATTGTCACCATAAAGTTTTTTAACTCTGGCATATCCCTGCTCTACACGATCTTCATACTTAGTGAAGTGAGCATCATTACCTTCTGTCTGCCATTTATCTACAAGATAAATCTTTTCACATGCTGCTTCAAATTGTGGGTAGTAGATATCTAAGTATCCACCATACTCTACACCTACCTCACATACTTTAAGAGGTTTATTCTCTTCTAAACTATCAACTACTACAGTAGGAAGATGATCCCTAGAGAATTCAAAGTGTTTGAACTTAGGGTTAATGTCAAATTTTAATGGGTTGTACATAACTAGATCAGTTTTAGAATACCTTTTGAACGATTGATAAATGTGTGCTTGTCTTTAACAATTTGCATCTGATGCTGAATCAACTCAACATTTTGATAGTTGCCAAGTCCTTTGAGGAAGAGTTCTTTAATGTCCTCTGAGCATACTATAGATGGATCAATGAACTCAGCAAGTTTGGATGAGTTAGTCATACCTAGGTGACCATAACTGATCGCCTTAAAGATACGGCAACTCTTAACACCCCATGCCATATGAGTTTCATTTCTGAGATCAGGTTGCATGATAGACTGTTGCATCTTCTCCCTGTATACATCATCGGGTAATGGTGTAGTCCAAGGATCACTATGGAAGCATTTGATACCTGCATGCTGACACTCTTGTGCCCATGCATTGATAGCAGGACCATTAGCGAACCGACCATGATCAGATATGCTCCCTATCATGTGCCATACTGGATCTCTTTTTCTGGTTGCCCAATTAAAATCAATCTCATGTGGTAATAGGTTTGCTGCCCATGCCATGTATATTATATCATAATCAGAAGAACTCCTGTCATAGAGGACTCCCGACTCTAATTCATCACAATTATTAAAGTCTACGGTGTATGTATAGTTGGTATCATCCATGTAATCTACATGGTATCTCATGTCAATCAACTTCTTGACATTGCCAAGATACTTGGCAGGGTTGACACATACATGGCATACATATGTACTACTCTTTCTTAAAGGAATTTTTTTATCTTTATATCCTTCACAAAAGAATAAGCAGTCCTCATAATCAAAGTCCTCTGGATGATCCTCATCAGTGAACCAGAAAACTTCATGACCTAAATGTTGAAATGCTTTTTGAAACGCTTCATAGATGTAAGAATAGGTATCTGTGTGTAGCGGATACCCCCACAGTACTACCTTCATTAAATCTTACCTAACATATAATCTTGAGCACTCTTAGTCTCACCTGTAACACACTTCATATTATTAATACAATGTGCAGGAACAAGATCTGGATAGTGCCTACGGAGTTCAGCAATAGAATTCTCTACCACTTTATTCTCCATATAGCAACTAAAGAAAAATCCTAATTTCATTGCATATCTTGCAGTTTTGCAATGACACTTCCAGGATGAGCAAGATCACTTTGAATCGCATCAAGAACTTCTGGATCATGCTCGTCAGGATGTACCCACCAATCTTCAAACGGACATGGTGTAAATCCATCATATCCCTGATGTCCAGGATTTGGTACAAGAATATTAGAACAAACTAGTCTATATCCATGTGCTTCTAAAACTTCGCGTTGCTCTGCACGATAAGTATCTCCGTAAAGATAAGCATCATGTTCAATAGTAATTACCTTAAATCTATACTTATCGAAGGGGAGAATTTTAAGAACAGTCAGAGATGCAGTGTCTACATCAAGTGAAAGGTAATCAATAGATTCAGGAAACTCGTTTTCTTCAAATGCTTTTACGTAATTAGTTTTAGTGGCATCTTCATTATAATGAGTTCCTTGAGAACGATTGCCATAACTGTCATTATATTGACTATTAATCTCAAAACTTACAGATGTCCATCCAAGTTCCTGAAAGACAAACGTGTTGTTTGAGATTGCAGAATGGCAGCTGCCAATATCTACACAATATCCATCTCTTTTAAACTTTAAAATATTCGCTGCAAACTGGTCCTGACCAGCATCAGAATAAAAATTCATTTTCAATCTCCAAAAATACTTAAAATACTATTGACTCGGTTTATATAGGTATGGTTTTCCCTAACATATTGCATGCCAGTTCTGATTAAATCATAGTTTTCTCTATTACGCATACCTTCGTAAAAGAGTTGCTCAGTGTCATCATTCCAACTTTATACATCAAATAGTCTCCAAATATGTTTCAGTAACGTACCATTCGTAAGTTTTTCGAAGACCTTCAGAAAGAGTGTGTTTTGGTTTCCATCCAAGATCAGTAATCTTTGAATTATCTAATGGTCTATTAGGAGTTCCATTAGGACGAGAAGTATCCCATCCAATCTCTCCATTATATCTCACCACAGATGCAACCTTATTTGCAAGATCTTTAATACTAATATTCTCTCCAGATCCAACATTGATCAACTCACCATTTTCAAATTTATCAATAGCAAATACACATGCATCAGCAAGATCTTCAGAATAAAGAAACTCTCTCTTTGGAGACCCATCTCCCCAGAAAGTTACTTCACTTCCCATAGAATCTTCAAATTTCCTAATCATTGCAGGTATTACATGCCCATTATCCGGATGAAAATTATCTCCAGGACCATATAAATTTGATGGCATTAGACATACACCCTTCATACCATACTGTTTATGATATGCCTGAAGCATTTTAATACCAGATATTTTAGCAATGGCATATGCATCGTTTGTTGGTTCTAAGTGACCAGTCAAAAGAGATTCTTCTTTGACTGGAACTTCTGCAAATTTCGGATAAATGCAGACTGATCCCAAAAACAAGAAATTTTCAACTTCAAATTGCCATGCACTATGAATCAAATTATTTTGAATCTGGATATTCTCATAAATGAAGTCTGCTGAATAAGTATCATTTGCATAGATTCCTCCAACTTTAGCTGCTGCATCAAAAACATATGCAGGTCTTTCACTTTCAAAAAATTCACTTACTGCTTTTTGATCTAAAAGATCTAACTCATTTCTTGTTCTAGTAACAATATTTTTAAATCCTTTTTTCTGTAATACCTTTACAATTGCAGAACCAACTAGTCCTCTATGTCCTGCAACATATACTTTCTTAGAAATATCCATATCTAAACAAGATTAACTCTAATAGTTTCTACAGTAGGTAGTGGAAATATCAATGTTTTTTTTCTAAACTTTCTGTTATTAATAAAGAAGTTTTTAAAATGCCAAGGGAGGACAATAAAAACATCATATTTTTCTAAAGCTAAATCTTCATCGATAATTGGAATTATACTTCCTGGAGTATAGCACCCGTGTTTATCTGTATTAACGTCTCCAATTTGCTTAATACGACCAGCAACTTCAGGCCATGTTTGGAGTAATACATTTCCCTTCGTACTTGCACCTAAAGCCGCAATTGTAATTCCCTGATTCGAATAACTATCAATAACTTTTAACAATTCTTTTTCATTTTCTTTAATTCTATCAGCAAAATTTTGCCAAGGAACCAGTGTTTGAAGTCCTTGTCTTTTTTCCTGATGCAAGACTTCAGTTATTCTATCAGTACATTCTGGTCTCTGGGAATCTTGTCTGGCAACTGATAAGGAAATGCTTCCTCCGTTTACATCATTAAATTCAAAGTCAACAATTTTAAGTCCGGAAACTTCCATAATAAATTTAAGTTGTGTCATTGCATAATAAGAAAGATGCTCATGACATACAGTATCAAAAGAATTTGCCTTTAACATTAATGCAACATAACTCTGTTCCAAAACCCAAATTCCTTCTTTAGATAAAATTTGTGCCACTTCTTTTGCAAATGCACAAGGATCCTCTAGGTCATAAAACATAGAAAAGGATGTTACAATCTTTGCTTTTCTATTAGAATATTTTTCTTTAAATATTTTCTTAGAGAAAAAGTCTGCAATATGATCAACTCCAGATGGAATAAATTTAGAAAACTTTTCTGACGTAGGATCTATAATAAGTCTCTGATAATCATCTTCAAAGAATCCTAGGAAAGTTCCATCATTTCCAGCAATATCAACAATAATATCATCCGATTTAAGATCTACTTGCCTCTTAATATTATGTGCCTTACCCTGTAAGTGTTTCACCATACTAGAGTTTAATCCAGAACGATATCCATAATTATCACCATACATTGTAGGAAGATCGAATGTATGTTCAAGTTGAACATGACCACATCCACCATTCTCAACACTACATTTTACTAAGCGAAGTGGACCACGGGGAATCTCGTCATCCTCTTCTTTAGGAAACACCCCAGAAATATATTGATCTCCAAGATCTAAAACTACATCATAATGAGTATTTCCACATACACGACACTTTTCAATTTTACGAAACATATCAGTTGTCATTTTTACACATATCCTCAACTAATTGATTGAATGAAATATTTGGTTCCCAACCCAATTCCTCTTTTGCTTTAGTCGCGTCTCCAAGTAACGTTTCGACTTCAGTGGGACGATAATATTTAGGATCAACTGCGACTATTGTTTTTTTAGTATTTTTATCTACTGCAATTTCATCAGATGCATTTTTATGCCACTCCAAATCAAATCCAAAATAAGGTGCTGCTGCATTAACAAAGTCGCGAACAGAATACTGAACACCAGTTGCAATTACATAATCATTGGGTTTATCTTGCTGAAGCATTAACCACATAGCTTCAACATAATCTTTTGCATGACCCCAATCCCTCTTTGCATTAAGATTACCAAGATACAAACAATCTTGTAATCCTGCAGAGATTCTAGATAATCCTCTCGTAATCTTACGAGTTACAAAAGTTTCACCACGTCTTGGAGATTCATGATTGAATAAGATACCTGTGCAAGCATACATCCCATAAGATTCGCGATAGTTTTTTGTAATCCAATATCCATAAACTTTCGCGCAACCATAAGGTGATCTTGGATAAAAAGGAGTAGTTTCTTTCTGAGGAATCTCCTGAACAAGTCCAAACATCTCAGAAGTAGATGCCTGATAGATACAAACCTTATCTTCCATACCCAACAAACGGACTGCCTCAAGGACTCTCAGCGTCCCCAAAGCATCTGTCTGACCAGTATACTCAGGCATTTCAAATGATACCTTTACATGACTCTGTGCCCCAAGATTATAAATCTCATCTGGTTGAACCTGCTGAATAACTCTTACAAGATTTGTAGAGTCTGTTAGGTCTCCATAATGAAGTTTCAATTGATCATAAATGTGATCAATTCTATGTGTATTAATTAAAGAAGCACGACGCACAATACCATGAACCTCATACCCCTTTTCAAGGAGAAGTTCTGCCAAGTATGAACCATCTTGTCCTGTAATACCAGTGATTAAAGCAACTTTCATAAACTATAGTATCATCATTACATTATACCAAAAAAGGAGAGTTTATGCAACTCTCCTCATAAGGTCTTGCCATGCACGCCACTTGCTCTTTGACCAGAAGCAAGAAACTGGACGGTAGTAACTTCCACCCGCACCAACGGCATTTGAGAGATGCCGTAAACTCATAAGAGGGTCATAATGACTCCACCAGTTCTTTTATAGTCTATCCGTGACTTTTTTGTTTACTTAATCTCAACAGAGTTAAATTCTTGTTCCATTACATCCATCAAAATATCATAATCATCAAGTGGTTCTCCCGAAAATGCTACTCCTTGATTTTCATAAAAACGACGAACCTTTCTATAAAGTTTTGGATTTTTTACATCCAGGTAAAATTCGCCATTAGCAGCGGCACGAAGGGTACCTACGTCTTTTTTGAATTTTTCAGTCAGTGTCATTGTATCTTTTGGTTACCTGTATATTATAAGGTATTATTTCTATGTAGTCAAGTAGTCTGATTATAATTAAGGAGCGACAAAAGTGAATGCTATTTTCCCACCCCGATTAAAATATTCTGGGTAGGGCGGATTATAATTATAGTACAAAGATGTTTTATTTGTACTGAGATCATATGGAACATGATCAATTAAGTCTTGCCACGTAGCATTACCAGCACTGTTTGTTGGATCAACATGATCATATAAATCATCAGACCAAAGATCAAGACTCTGCCCACTTTGTCCTCCTACAGGAAATTGTCCGTCATCGTTCTGACTTCTCCAAGTAACATATTTTGTACCGCTCCCACTATAATATAAAATAAAAGAAGGTTCAAAATATGTAGGAAGACCTGTAAAACTAGATGTAATTATAATTTCATCTGGTAATGTTCCTGTAGAAACAAGAGTAGTATCAGTATCTATTAAAGATGATGTCCACTTAAATTTACCTACCCAGTTAGATCCAAATGTAGAATTTGTTATCGTAAAATCAATCCGATTAGTATCTGCCATTATATCTTACATTATTAATACTATGTATTCAATTTAATTTGTAACCATGGTAATAATGGTGGAATAACTCCAATCAATCTGAGAAGGCCCTCAGCAAATAAGCATAAGACAACCCACCCAACACACATGCTGATAATACCTGCGTTTCTATTGTGTCTCCGAATAGCATCGTCAATCATCTCCTGACACTCTTTCTGAGTGACATAATGTTCTGATTTTATTTCATCCATTCGATGCGGCATTGTCTTGATTTATCATTTTATCAATAGGATCTGGTGCTCCACTAACAATTGCACATGCTCTTTGATAGAAAAAGTTATTGGTATTCCCAGATGACTCAAAAGTCTCTTTGACTTTCACCCAATTATTGTAGGTGTGCTCGTCCATGGTTTTTAGATTGAAATACATATTAGCTATAATAGTTACTAATTTGTATTCGTCAACTTATTTTGATTTCCTAATATTACCTAGTCTCAAAATTCATTTTACGAACTTTGCGTTGCTTTCTTTGTTCTTGCCACAAAATATCTTCCGTAGAAAGAACTCCTTTTTTATTTTTAGATTGATAGGAGTTTAACATAACAATATTTGAAAAGTCAACTGCCGAAATCTTATCACCACGAATAGTTGCCATGTTAGGACAACCACAAGAAACTGTCTTACTTGGATGTCCTTCCAATTCCTTTCCGCAGGAACGACATCTAATCTTTATATTTTCCATTGTATAATACTTTATACGTCTTCAGTTTTCAGTTATTTATCATCTAACATATACTCTACCGTATTGGCAACATCATTCATTGCATCTCGCAATTCTTCACGTTGTCCGGCATGTTGTTCTACTTTCGTAACACCATTTTTAAACTCTTCACAAAGAGTCCATCTCCATTGACTCATACTCTTAGAGTACCAAAGATTAATTTTCATTTGTAGAAAAGTCGTCTACGCGACTATTTAGTTCTCCCATCTTACGAATCAATTGGGTATGTTCATTTTCTATTTCCTCAATACGACACTGTAGTATCTCAATCATATCATAAATGTTATCACAGTCTGCAATTTTTTGTTCCGATTTTTTCATTTTCTTTTTCATTATCATTCCTTATCTAACGTGGTCTATAAGTGCATCTTTCTGGGTTTGCCTTGCACCACTGAAATACATAAGCATCGGGATCATTACTCATCTGATAGTGTGCATGGTTATGTAGCATTCCTATTGTGATAAGTAATCCAATAGTGATTATATTATAATGAGTAGCTGGATGAGTAACGATTGTCAAAAAGTATTTTTTCATTCCGTCTCAATAAGAGGAGGGTTAGGCCATCCTGTCGGACACATAGGTACACTATAAGGTTCTCTCATAATAAACTCAACTATTTTTTCATCAACCTCTACAGGGTCTACAGGATCACTATCTCTCCATAGAGATGGCATATCCAGAAGCACTCTACCCGCAGTTTCGGTAGGTACAATACTTCTAATACAAAGTGCAGGTGGGGTATAATCCATATACAAAAAAAGGGGATGCCGTCGCACCCCCAGTATAACATCTAGATGTCTACTTGTCTATATCAGATATCAGAAGTTGTACTTCAGACCTGCTTTGGTTCCATAACCACGGTCGATGTTGTCATCACCAGAACCGACAAAGGATACTTCACCATAGGCACCAAGATTATCGGTCAGTGCAAGACCAAGACCTGCCTTACCAGAAGGAACAGTGTCACTTTCAGCACCATCAGGGGAGACTACAGTAGCTCCTCCCTGAATGTAGTAAGAAGAGTTCTCTCCAATAGCACCTTCGTATCCAACGTGAAGATCCGTGGCAGTTCCAGAATAATCAGATCCAGTCCAACCGGAGTTAGCCTCGACGTTGACGTAGGGTCCGGCTAGGGCGGCAGCAGGGGCAAGAGCAATTGCAGCGGCAGCTGCGGCGATAGTCGTTTTGAACATTTGTTTTCCTCGTTTTTTTACTTGCGGAATGGTTACCCGCAGATGTTAAGGACCTCGACTGGTCCTGTTGTAATTCGTTACAACTAAGTAACGAGAGTATTTATACTCATTTTGTTTTTCGGGTATTCGGATAACCCGAAAGCGGAATACCAGAATCGAACTGGTGACGAAAGGTTGGAAACCTTTAGTTTTGCCTCTAAACTAATTCCGCAAGTGAGAGATTACTCTCTCATCACACTTCCTTCGCATAAGAAGTATTATAAGACAAGATTTGATTCTTGTCAACTCCCCCGACTGGAATCGAACCAGTAACATCCAAATTAACAGTTTGGCGCTCTGCCTGATTGAGATATAGAGGATTATACGATGAACTTATCAGTATGCTTGCTATGGGGCACTACACCCAACATACTGACAGTATCCAAAGGAGCAAAGAGAGTAACCAACTCTCAAGATCACAGTGTGGTTAACACCGCCGCAGGCGAGCTCATTCCCTGTCTAACGACTCAGGTTGGGGTCGAACCAACGACCGACTGCTTAGAAGGCAGTTGCTCTATCCACTGAGCTACTGAGTCATGTACTAGTTCCTATCGCCTCTAACCCTGAACTAGCAAGGGGGTTACAGCAGTTGAGAAGAATTCCCTTTCAACCTCCATATTATAAGGCGTTAACCATAGTTTGTCAACACTCAATAAATTTTTATGAATCCATAACTACTAAATAATTAGAAAGTAACTGTAATAAGAAATGAAAAAATCTCTTATGTTTTTGGGAATGTTATTTTTAATGATACCTTCAGTAGATGCTGGTGGACTTGTATCGAAACATGCTTCGAGTGTGCAACTTACTGTTGATGCTGCTAGATCACAGGCAACAAGAATTGGTTCTTCATTTAGTATTTCCGGATCAAACATTGATACTACAGATGGAACAACTGCCGGAACAGTTTCTGCAGGAACAATTACCAGTGGAGTTTATGCTCCCGGCACTATTGCTGCTACTCAAGATACTGCAGGTGCTGCGTTCTCATTCAGTCAGTCATATACCGAAGCTGATGCGGTTCCAAATGCTGCTCCTACTGTAGGAGATGTTCCTAACTTCTCTAATGTAACTGCATATACTGCAGGAACTGCAGGAACATTAGCAGGTACTGTTACTTCAGCTGGTGTTCTTACAGTAACGGCTGGTGGATCTGGTAGTACAGCAACAGGACAATTTGTAAGTGAAATCACTGTAATCGATTGATGAGGAATTTAAATTATGGTTTTTCAAATCCAAAAGGATGCCGTTGCTCAAATTGTCGCGGCACCTCTTTCTGCAATTGTTGCCAGCATTGTTCTGTTGCCTGGACAAGCACTAGCAGTCCCAGTGGTGCCGAACTTCACTCAGGGAAGTATGAGCAGTCACACAGAAACGACGCAAACGATAACTGAGACAATAAACTCAATGGACTATAGCACTGGATATCAGTACTCTGCGACTGGTTCTGGTGTTACTGCAAGTGGAAACTTATCTCCAGGAACAGGAGCAACTAATATAACTATAGATGGAGTGACATCATCATGGACAGGTGTAACAAGCAAACCTCAATTTACACAGACGACACCAGGATCAGCGTTCCAGTTCACAGAAACTTACTCTGGCCCGGGTCTTCAAAATCATACAATTATTCAAAGAGTGACGGAGGTCACAAGCGTCACAGATGCCACAAGTATTTTCTCGCAGTAACATTATTATTTGCTAATCCTTCTTATGCTGAAACCGTTGGTGGTGTGTCTGCTACTGCTTCTCCTGTCGCTAACAGTTCAGGCTCCGTTACAAACCA